GCGGAAGTTTTTCGGCAAAGAGCAACTGGCAGAGCCGGAACTGCTGCCAATGGTAGATGGTAGGTGCTCCGTCGTTGTAGAGGAACACCGAAAAGCCGTAACTTTCTAAGGATGCCTTCATCGTGAGAGAGTCGGTGGTTATTTGCTCCAGTTCCTCGCGTGTCTTGTTGCCGGCACGGTCAGGGTAAAGGTGGATAACTTTGTTCACGGCATCGGTGCCGAAGAACGAATACACCTGCTGTGCAAGGTTCTGTTGGTCATCGGGGATATACGCCCAAAACTCCTTGATGATGTCAAAGCGGTGGCCGTACTCTTTCTTCTGGCCAACGATGAGCGATTGAAAATTGCCTGGGTCGTAGCCTATGTAGAGAGGCTCACGCTTATCATAGTGACGCAGGTAGCGGGCAGTGAGCGTGAAGTGGTCCCTGAGGTTCAACTTCAAAATTTGGTCATAAATGTAACTATCCTTGAACTGATGTCGCTCGTGGTCATAGGTGGTAAAGAACTTATTGGTTACCTCTTTATGTCGAATAGCACAGATAGCGGTCAGGAACTCATCCATATCCAGTGTGTCAAGCTGGGTCTTGAAGAACTTAGGACCGAGGATATCCTTATTACAGAATGATGAAGCACGGATATAGTAGATTGCGTTCCTTCGCATATCCGCCAAGCGTGGTTTCCATCGTGCAATAAAAGCATTAAGACGTTCATTCTCCAGTCTGATTTTCTCCATTGTGACAGGGTTCTTCGTATTGCGAAGTTCCTGCTGTAGCATAAACTGCTTATAGAGCGACTGATTGATAGCGAGCGAAACACTTGCTATCTCCTCTATAAGCTGGCGGTCCATCTTGTTTTCGTATTCTTCAAACCAATCATCTTCACCAAGGTCGACACGGGCGGTATCACTCACACCTGTCACACCTTCATAGTAAGCAGACCGACGGATATCAGCTGAACCACCACGAAGGGAAGGGAAGAGGCGTGACTTTAGTTTCTCTCCGCTGTTGTGTTTCATCTCCTCGACGAAGGCGTGCACGGCATTACGTCCAGCGACACTCTCAGGCTGGTCTGAAGATACAAGCTGCAGGTGCGCACCGTTACGGAAGATGACCGAGTGCTTGGCATAGGCTATTGGATAGCGGGGATGACGGAAATGGGAAGGCAACTTCGCTTCACCCACCACATAATCGATACCGTATTCAAGCATTGCCCTCTGTTTGCCGCCGACCATGACTGGGCGTGAGAACGAAGCCTGAATGTTCGGCCATACGTTCGTCATTAGGGCGACATAGGTCTTGTGTACGAGGAACGACAGCTCGCCCGGCATGTCGTTCGCCACGCGGATGAGTCGTGGCACGATTACTCCTTCCGTCTTACCCGTTGCACGTGCCCACTCGGCATAAAGCATGTTGGGGTCGATGATGTTGGCCAGCAGCTGCACATGGTTCATGTAGTAGTGCTCGAAGTTGAGTACACTTTCATTCTGTTGATGATCAGTCATTCTGTATTTCCTCCACTATTTCTGCATCCTGAATATCGGCATCGCGCAGCAGCCGTTTTTTCTCTTTCGTCTCAATAGGCAGCGAGTCAATCAGCGTAACATAGAAGCCTTGGTTGTGCTTGGCAGCAATCTCCTTGAGGTTCTTTTTCGAGAAGCCGAGTTCTTCGGCAGTGATAGTGGGAGTAATGATGAAGGTAACACCGAGATCACGGTCGGCTTCGGCTATCTCAGAAGCACGACGACGACACTCCAAGGCAGCATCATAACAGGCCTTCATCCCCTTATAATCACGTCGTTGGGCACACAACTTGGCTAAATCTTCGTATTTGTTCGCAAAATTGCTTTCCCAAACTTTAATAGGCACATTGCAATCGACTTGGAAGTAGCTGATGGCTTGATATATTCTCGCCATGCAAGTACGCTCCTCTATTTTGATGTGCTGTTCGGCATTAATTCGCAAACGGAGTTTCTTTGCCGCCCGAGTTATGTTTCGTTCAAATTCGAAAATTTCGGCAGACCATTGTAACTGCTGTAAGAAAATCTTTATATCAGTAGGAATACCTTCACAGTCTCCACTCGTTAGGAATGTAGATATAAGGTCAGGGTGAATAGAGTCTAATTTCTCAATATCACTTTTTATCATATACCAAACAACTTAAATCGCAGATCTTTTTCAGAACGCTCGTTCTTACGTTCTTCCAACAGTGTGATAGATTCAACATCTCCCTTCTCCGCTTTCTTAGCGAGTTCTGCATCTATATTGTACTCCCCCAGTGCACGGCCTTGATGATAGGCTTCGTAGTAAACATCGCCGGGAGTTTCTATACGCAATAACAATACAGCACTTTCACCTTTCCTCAGACCAAGTAACTGACAGATACGTTCCGGAGTATAGCTTAATGCCCCAAATGTCCGCACCGATTGCACATATTCATCGGATAATAAGGTTACTATTTTTTCTAAGTCTGACATAATGTAATATGTTTAGTTTCTTCGGACGAAAGAACCTCCCCATTCCTCATCAGCGAGATGGGTTGTTGTGGAAACATCGCCATAAATCTTCTAACCGAGACAGCCACGTATTTCGGATCGATTTCCATACCATATCCAATACGGTCGGTTTGCTGGCATGCCATTATGGTTGATCCTGAGCCTGAAAACAAATCCACAACAACCTCTCCATGCTTCGTACTGTTACTTATTGGGTAAGCCATTAATGCAATTGGCTTCATCGTAGGGTGAATACGGTTTGCTTTAGGCTTATCAAAATTCCATATCGTAGTTTGTTTTCTATCAGCATTCCAATAATGAGCTGCTCCAGGCTTCCATCCGTACAGGCAAGGTTCATGCTGCCACTGGTAATCCTGTCTACCCATAACGAATGCATCTTTTACCCAAATACAACATTGGGCGATTTTAAATCCTGCCTCCCTGATAGATCGTCGGAAGTTTTCCCCTTCTGTATCTGCATGGAAAACATAATAGGAACCTCCGGGCTTAAGAATAGAGAAAGCTATATTAAAAACTGATTTTAGAAAACGGAGGAAGAGGTCTTTTTCCATAGAATCGTTTTGGATGGTCATCTTCTGGTCGTTACCACCTTCATAGTTTACATTGTAAGGTGGGTCAGTAAGAATCATATCAGCGAGACGACCATTCATTAAGGTTTGTACATCCTTTTTTGAGCGACAATCACCACACATCAGTCTATTGTTACCGAGATAGAATATGTCTCCAGGGAGAACGAAATCATGTGTAGATTCATCACCCATAGAAAGCGTGATATCGTCTTCTTGAATTTCCGTGTTTTCATTTTCTGTTGAAAATAATTTATCTCCAGCAATAGAAAAATCCGTCTTTTTTACTTCATAACCTAAATTGAACTTAGATAGGTCTGTAGGTTTTATATCGTATTTATTGAACAGCAGCGTATCTGGATTTTTTGCAGCAAACTCAGAATTATAAGCGGCAATTTCTTCTACTGCTTCACGTTTATTGGAAGCCTGTATTTCTTCATAAGGAATTTCAGGGATAGCAAAGCCGTAAGAACGTAGGCCGAGCAGTGCTTTTCGACGCTGATGTGCATCTATGATCCATAATTTTCCTTCAGAATCTTTCCATACTTTAAATGAATACTTGAAGCCACGAGTAATGATCAGCATTTGTAGCTTCGATAATTTATCAGGATCAGATATTTTAAAATCTTCCTGAAGTTCATTAAAAGAATCCAGCGGGGCAGTAGGAAGGTTGCCTAAATTAAAAACTTTTATACGATTTTCCATTGTAGTTATTAATTGTTTTGTTGTTCAAGAACCATCTTAAATAATCTCTCGCGCTCGCGATGCCGTTCGAGGTTTTCTTTATCTTGCTGGCGTCGGTATCGTCGGTCGTTGCGCTTGATATATGACTTGTAGCGCTTGATATTGTCGAGCACATTCTTGTGTTGACGGAGAAACTCGGCGGGATCGGCTTTCAACAGCTTAATGAGTTGGGCTATTTCGGAGCGACCGAAGAGCAGGGGGTGCTTGCAGAGGAATTTACCTGTATCGTTGAATGCTTGCAGCTCGGCGAATGCCTGAAGATTGCGAATGCGCAACTCGGCCATGTCGGCTACGACTTGTGCGGTGGGCTTTGTCTCCAGCAGTTCGTCGAGCTGCTTCATCTTGCGCCAGGTATTGATGCGGTCGTTGTAGATAACAGTTGCCATCTGTACGTCTGCATCATCAAGATTATCCCAGTCTATTTTCGGGTACTCTTCTTCTTTTTTTTTGGAGAAGCCGATTTTTTAGTCGTGGCAG